CCTGCGGTTAGGCTCGCCTTTTAGATTGGTTGCCCTCCATTCGCCCTCTCTCAACATTTTGGTTTTTTGTCCGTCTGTAATCTTTCCCTTGCACTCCTCGCACTCGTAGTAGGTCGAGGATTTAACCAGCTTAAAATCATAAACCCCATCCTCAATCTTTGCTGACTCGTCCCACTTTACTTGCCCCCAGACCAGCTTCTGCTTGTGTCCACAATGAGGACAAGGAACAAAGTAGAAACGCATATCGCCCTTCTGCCACTCACTCCAAATGATTGAGTCGGCGGTTGTTGGGGTGCTGGTTGCTATGATTAAATGATTGGGATATGTGCTGACTCGTGCCTCTGCTAATTGAACTGGGTTCGCCTCTCGCCCCGACCCCGCTTGCTCTGGGAACTTGTCCACCTCATCCATACACAACAAGGCAATCGAGCGACTGGAAAGAGCCGAGGGGCTTGTGCCAGCCCACCATACCGAGCATCGCTTGAAGTGTTGCTCTAGGATTTTTATTTTGTCGGTGTTGTCTGGCTTTTCTTTCGCAAGGGCTGGGCAATCGTCCACCATAGGAAGCCAGCGGGTTTCTGTAAATGATCTTGCCAAATGCTCCGAGGGCATCACCCACAATGCTGGGCAAGGTCGCTCTGCCACTCGGTACGCTAGGCCAGCTAGAATCGTTGTGGTCTTGCTTGTTTGTGCCCCCCATACCAGCACCACCCTCCGAATCGAATCATCGCCAAAAGCCTCTAGCGGTTCACGGACATAGGGCGTGAGCGTTGTCGAGTACGCTCCGGGTATGTTCGTTACCCTAGCTGAAAGGGTTAGGTTTTTCTCTGCCCATTCTGGGATTGAGAGTTGTTCCCTTGGCTCAAACAACAGACGAGCGAAGTTTTTGGCCTCATCAATCTGGTTCATCTCTTAACCAGATAATCTTTGGCATACGCCCAAGCTGGGTTCATATGGATTTGATGATGGCACTCGAAGCACACTGCCAAGAAAAACTCCACCTCGTTTAGCCTATCCCCAAACCTTCCTCGCCTATGATGAACTTGGCTCGCCATCTTGCAACGGCACACTTGGCAGACTGGATTGTTGGTTAGAAACTTCTCTCGAACATCTTTATAGACTTCATTCTGGCCTTTTCTCTTTGCAGATACTCGGCGTAGTTTCCCGCCTCGCTTGAGTGGGGTTTTGCGTTTAAGTGGAGAGCGTTTCATTGATCGAAGAATGGAACATCGTGGGCACATAAATCCCTAAACTCTGGTATCTGCATAAGGGTTTTGTGAAGTGCGACTGGGTCTGCATTATCTCTTACAACTGCGTGATGAAAGTGAACCATCCAGTATCTTCCAACGCCCTGCCTTGTCTTTGGGTAGTCTTTGAAGCAACATCCTACGCACATAGCAAATCCATATTCTTCTTCAAAGCTTGGGAGTTGCCCGCTGTTCGGAACATAAAGCGTAGAGTGGCTAGAGTTTGGGCAGTAGGCCAACGCTATTCTTGTAGGCTTTGTGGTTTTCATCGGTCAAAGAATGGAAGCACTATGCCAAGGATTGCGATTGCTACTAGCAAAACAATGAAGCACTCGTTCATTTGAACGCTCCTTCTGCTTTTTGAATAGTCACAAAGATTTGATCGATGCCCTCTTGGATAGCCCTCTTCGCACACTCTGGGTCGCTAGGGTTTGCTCGTGCGGCCAAGCTCGAAGGCATAGCGTCCATTAGGTTTCTAATTGCTCCCAGCCATTTGCCGAAAACTTCTCGCACCTCGTCCATCCTAATCGTTACTCTGTTCACCTCTTCCCATCGAGCGTGTTCCATTTCTGCTTCTGCGACTCGCTTTTTTGCTTCGCCCCATCCTTGAACTGCCGCCCTCATAGCGACTGGGTTTCTTTCGTTGGTTGCCCTCTGAACTAATGAGTAGGCAACTACCTCGGCTCTCCTCGCTCGGTGTAATCGTCCAAGCGGATTTTCCAATTTGATCGACTCTGCATCCGAGTTTTCTGATGTCTCTGATAAGCTCGTTGATGCCGACAAGATCGGCCTCGCCCTGCTTGGCTTCTTTTGATTGGCTATTTTCCAACGCTCTGCATCGGCCACGCTTGTAAGGGGCATACCTCTTTTTACTAGCTTTGAGATTTCGCTCTTCACTAGCCCCCACTTCTCGCATAGCTCTTTTTGTCGTATCATTTCTCACAGGGGCTTCCCACACGCCAAGCATTTCTCACCATCCCCACCCTTCTCATCCTCTGGGCTAGTTGCTTCCATCATCTTTCCAATCTCATCCAAGCTGAACCCGGTAATGTCTATATCGATCTCCCCCGCATCCAGTTCCTCTAGGATGTCTTTGAGTTGGGGCATATCAAATTCACCACTCAATTTGTTAAGGGCAAGGTTGGCCGCCTTCTCTTGCGTTTCATCTAACCAAACCGCCCACACATCGACCTCATCTTTTCCAAGTGCCAAATAGCACTTTAGCCTTTGATGGCCTCCAACGATGTTTCCAGTTTTGGCGTTCCAAGTAATCGGCTGAAGATTTCCAAGTTCGCTCAAAGATTTTGTGAGCCTTCCCAACGCATCTGAAGTGATGGTTCTTGGATTGTATTTTGCTGGTGAAAGCTCGCTGATTTTCTTTGTTACTAAAGATGGATATTTCATTGGGTCTTAAAAGTTACGCAAGATTTGTTTTAAGTGGGTTTCTATAAAGGTTTTAGAGGAAACTCGTACAGAAAAATCGCACTCGGAACCTGTTTGGGGGTGTTTTGGCTAATAGGAGTCTCCTAAAGTACCCTAGCATCAACAACTTATGCCTAGTTATGCGTAAGTACCCTATAATCAACGACCCTGCTTCTGTAAGTCGCACTTGTGCCTCATGTAAAAACTTGCGTAAGTCGCATATGCCTTTTGTCATAGCTCGCCTCCTGCCTCTTTGTAAGCCTCCACGATGGGGCGGGCTTCCTCAAGGAACTGGGTACGCTGGGCTGGTGTCCAGTTGGTTACGCTCTTGCGTGCGAGCCACTGCCTAGCCTTGATTATGTAGCTATGCCAAGCCTGCTCGGCCTTTGGGTTGCTGGTCTCGATAGGGTCGGGTAGTAGCCCAGTCCAAAGGGCTAGTTGCTTGAGGCCACCGGGGGTAGGGGCTTGCAGGGATGGCCTTGCCTTTGCCACCCGCTCATACCGCCTTGCTTGCTCACCGTTTATTCCCGCTACCTCTTGGATGGTGTCGAGGTCTAGCCCCTCCACCCTTGCCGATAGGAGGATGTCGCCAGCGTCTGCGGCTAGTCCGATGGCCTCCCCCATCTGTTGTATGGCATTTTCCTTGGCCTTTTCTAACTGCTTGACTGTCTTTTGTAGCTCCATTCCGATCTGTTTTTCGCTCATTTTGGGATGTCCTTTTGGTTATGCGTAAGCCTCGGCCAACTCCTCGGCCTCGACTTCTGCGGGTGGTTCTATCTCTCGAAATCTATGCTGTGCAAAGCCTCGCTCCGGGTGTGGCGGGGTCGTGCTTAATGGGTTGTTGATGCCCTCCAAATAGACCACCACTTCCCCTGCCTCTCCGTTCAATGCTACCCCTATACCTATGCCCCTTATTGTGTATTGCCTATCCTTGGTGGGTAGGGCGTTGTAAAAGGCTAGGATGTCGGGTGGGAATCTGTCGTCCACGCACACTACTTTTGAGCCAGTTGTCACCGTTTTTTTCCTCGCTTTTTAATGCCTTTTTCCCACGCTTCCTTGTTCCATTTCGGGCATTCCTCCCGCCTCTTTTTGTGGACTCGCAAGGCTCGTTCCTTGTAAATCTGGCGTACCCTTTCGCTCCGCTGGATGCGTAAAACTAGTCCGGTTCGCTGGCTCAACTCCGTGAGTCTCGCAGAAATGGCGGCTCTGGTGTATGGCTTTCCAGTTGAGGGGTTGATGTAACGCTTTGCGATTGAGGTTAGGCTGTCTGGGCTTCGGTTGCTGGCTAGGGCTAGTAGTGCTTCATCCAAGGTGTCATCTCTGCGATGCCTCAACATCTGGGAGTCGCCTTCGTGCTTAATCGTCTGCTCCACAACCTCTGCCGTGAGCTTGGCTAGTTGGTCTAGGTCGATCATTGGGTTCATAGCCTTCATCTGGGCTAGTCGCTCTTTGACCCGATCTTCTAGAGTGTCGATATGGTCGGCCATATTGGGAGTGTAGCTAGCCAAGATTGAGTCGGCTGGGTCTTGGCCTTGGTGGTGGTTCATTGGATTTCTACAAGTGCTGTCCGTCCCACCCTTGCCAATTCCCGCCTTGCTTGTCGTTCCGTGGCATAGAAAAGGTCAACGACTGGGAGCTTGGTTTTGCCCGATGCCTTCCGTGAGATTACTGCCGTCCCGGTGTCGTGAGCGTGGTATGCCTTTCCCTCGATGAGCAAGGTCGTTCCATAGGGGATGATTTTAGGGTCTACGGCACAAGACTTGCCAGAAACCAACCGTTTTCCAGTAGAGCTTTTCCACCCAAACTCGTCCTCACCCAACCAGTATGCCGTGATGCGAGCCTTAATGGTTTTCTTGGCTGGTGGCTTTGGGGTTTCGATCATTATGTTTGCCCCCTGCACCGAGCCGAGGATGCTGATTGCTAGGAGGAGTATTGCTTTTTTCATCGTTAAGAGTCGCTCGCATAGGTGGCGGTAGCGTCTCGAGGGTGATTCGTCCCCTTTAGTTCTTTTGCCTTCTGCGTTGTCAATCGTGCTTTTGAGCTTGTCGATCTGTGCCTCGATTGACTTGGCTTCCATCTTGTTAATCTTCACGCTTTACCTCCGTCCAATGGCATCGCTTGTTTGGCCTCTTGATCTTGCCCCTGCCCTCTAAATATCGAAGGT